AGGCCTTCAGCTATACTGTTGAGATCATCCAACCTAGCATCTGGTAAATATACCTGATCTGCATACTTTTGCAGTTTTAGTAGTGCCTCAGCCTTTGTTTTAGCAGGAACAAAACGCACCGCATTTTTTATGGTTTTAGTTTTTGGTGCGGTTGCCTTAGAGATTTTTTTGTTCTCAACTGGCTTTCTTAACTCCGGTATCCCTCCAATATATATCTTATTCCTGGCGGTCTCGGGTATAACCATCTCTGCGGATCCGAAACCCGGCAACGCTGGAGTCACGGTATCAGGCAGAGTATATTGAATGCCCTCTTCCCAAGCGAATACAGGCAAAATCGTACTCCTACACATGTAATGCGCAGGAGGCATCCAACCTTCGATATTAGCTTTGGCGATTATTTTCCCATTCCGGCTTCTACAGATATCAGATGTCCGAGAGTCCATAATGGCCGAATACTCATATCCGACTACTTCTTCATCACCAACCATCTGCTGGTATCGTGACTGTTCGTAAATCTTGGCCGTCTCGGTCCGCGCTATGTTCTCAAGCCTATGTTCTGAGAAATCCGGGAACTGCTGTCTGATCAGCGAAATGGTCTGCTCTTGATTCAAACCATTCTCTACACCCTGGGCTATTGCATTCTTGGTGTTTTCAAGGGCATCCACACTGTGGACACCCGCAAGCCTCAGTGTGTAGTTTGCGTACCATTCATTTCCGGCTTCTGGATAAAATGGTCCGACATCTGGGTCGACCGCAAATACTGCAGGCTTCTCGATGCCTCCGGCTTTCAAATGATGCAGCAGATCAGCTTGCCTGGCTTCAGCTTGATAAGACACCTGCCCCAGGGCGTAAGTATCAATCATCGATGCTGCTAAAGCATTAGCAAGGCCACGGACCGGATTAGGTGCCAATATCAGCTGTTTTGGACTTTTGCCCAATTGCAACTGGATAACTAGGTTCTCTGTCTGTTGCCGAACATAAACCATTGCAGATTGCACAAACCGGGCTTCCTGCTGATCCAGCCTGGCCAACATAACATTCGGCCTGAATAATTCAATACGCTCTGATGTTGTAAGCCTGATTTTTGTCTTTACTGGCATTATCATATGTTTCAAGGTAACGGAGGATATTGCCAGTCAGCAGGCAAATCATCCGTGTTATTGATTACTGCGCTTATACCATCCTCGGCAAAACCTGTTTGAATTTCTGAAACCTGTTGGTCTGTGAAGTCGTAAGAGCAGGCACACCTACCATCCTGAGATACTCGCGGTTCGCCAAGTTGAACGCCGATCTCTCTGATGCTGATAACATTTCTAGCATTATCAAAGTTCGTTCTGTCGGGAAACACAATCACCATGGTATTGATTCCCCCAAAGATTTCAGCATTGAAGAATAGTATGCTGCAATCTGAGCGTGTTCAGAAGCAGATAAAGCGCGATTATAGACCGCAGTTTCAAAGATGATTCCACCGTTAATTGGAAACGACGAGTAAGATATTTGATCCATCAATGCAGTTGAATATGCACTGGTGTAAGCCGATGCAGTTAATGCCAAACTTCCAGAAGTCTCCACATACACACCGTTTTTATAATGCTGCACCTTGGTGGAAGCTCCTGCATAATCTATCTCAAATGCCGCCAATGCCCAACTTCCAGCTGCAAAATTCGCAGGACTGGTATATGTTGCTGCTGTATCACCGGTCGCAGATTTGATCTTGCATCTCATCGATGTTAAAGTGCTACCAGTCCATATTTCGATACCATTTTCAGCGCCGGCAGCAATACGTGAGAGATACAAGTATAGGACCGGAGTTACACTTGCTGGTTGCTTAAAAGGGATTATTACCGTAATTATTGGCGATCCGTTCAGAAGTGATCCGATGCTATCTTTGAGAATGTAATCATCAGCTCCAAACGTTGCACCATTACTCGCAATGGTAGCATCGTTTGTATCAACTCCAGCAGCTGACCCATTCTGCGCTGATCTCGCATATGGCGCAGCATTAGACCAGGCTTGCTGACCAACAACCCCAGCTAATTTATATCGCTCGATCAGGCCGTTAAGTGGGATATCATTGCCACTGGCTATAAAATCCCAATCCATCAAAGGCGATGAAAAGGCCGTGTTTTCCATTAAATTATTTCCGATAGGCATTAGATCACCTTATCCAAGCTGGACAACCCGCACTGTAACAGTTCCTGAAGCGCAAATTGCATAGGGAACTGCGTTTGGACTGAAGTGCCATGACTGTCCAGGTGCAAGCGGTAGACCGGTAGAAGTATCTGCCGGTGCTGTAGACTTTAGATAGACCGTTGCGGTTCCAGTGTTGATAACAATGCACCTGGAAGCAGTTGCATTAGGGCTGGCAAGTAATGTTATCCCGTTTGCTGTGGCCGGAACGGTAACATCTGCAGCAGTGATAATTTTTGGCATCCCAGGTCCTACCGGCAACGGCTGGTTATTTGCCACATCCATTTCATTTCCCGCGACACTGCCGCTGTTCAGATATGTGTTTAACATTATTGACCCTCCTGGGTTGTTTTGCTGTTAGGTGCATTATCAACCTTGGATCCATTAGTCGACTTTGTCCTTGGGGTTGATTTTGGTGTTCTCGGTGCAGGCTTACTATCGGGTATCGGTGGAATTGGATCAACCTGTTGAGTAGTATCTACAACTTCACGTGCAGGCAGTCCCAAATAAGGACGGATCCAGGTTTCTCCCGGGACTACTTCTCCAGCCGTGATCAACTGGTAGATAACTCCAGCAAGATTGGTAATGTCATCAGCATCAAGGCTCAGTTTGAAATCAGGATAGTATCGATCTGCGAAATTGTAATCCACAATGTCCCGGATGATCTGCTCGTTTACAGTCTCTTCCAGTGCTCTCTTGAGCTTCATTATGTAGATTCTGAGTGTATCTTGGTGCACTTTAGCTTGTGCATACGATCCGGATTTACTTCCCTGATCAGTTGCCAATGTTTGGCCCAGGATTGCCTTGACTATCTGCTTGCCAATGTAGTCCAGCGCGTTGGAGAAATCTGAGGAAGTCTTCCCTGCTGTCTCCATGAACTCGACAAGAGTTCCCTCTGGAACAATGATTGCTGTTTCCTGCTGGAGACTCTCAAGGCTCTGCAGCAATGCTTCTTGAACTGATTTTGGTGTGTTTTGCGGATAGGTTCCCTTAGGTGTAGGAGCTGCGAATTTCTCTAAGTAGGCAGCCCACCAGGACACCAACTTTGACTTGATTAACCAGTATTTGTATGCCGATCGAAGATCCGATGTCCCCCATGGCTCGTCGTGAACATTGTTATACGACATCTGAACAAACTTCGATTGCTCAACAGGGATAAATCCACCCTTGATGATCACATCCATTTCGGTCACATTGCCATAATCGTCCATCTTGAAATCATATAGCCGTGGATCCTTGGCCTTGATGTTGGTGAGCATTATCCACTTGGCATCTTCACTCCAACCCCAAAGCTTTTCCCCTAGAGATATGCCCCAGAGCAACGAATCATAGAGAATGTCCTCTAGTTTATCATCCAGGGAGCCTTTCATCTGATCGAATGTATATTGAACGAACTTGCATTGTTCTTCAGCCTGAGCAAACTTAGGTTCGTCAGCATCCACGCCAGGAGTGAGTTCCCAACCCTTAGACAGCACTCCCGAGGTTTTGATCAGAAGCGCGCCTTTGATATCCGGATCGTGACGCATCAGATCATAATCAGCAGTTCCCTTTTTATTGGTCACATCATCCTGGACGAATGGTCTGGGTGTCTTGCCCCAGCTCCACCACTGCGTAAAGCCTTGCTCAGCCATTAAAGGCGCAGCAATCTTTGCAGCTGTCCGTCTTATCGTATCGAGTATGTTTGAATATATGCTCATATTGATCCTAGTGTTGATGCTTCACGTTTGCGGGATCCAGTTGTAATGCTCAAGCCTTGGCCGGAATAAGCCCAGGCCATCACAATAGCATCTCCCCAGTCAGTACTTCTCTGTAATCGTTTTTTTATGTCCTCTTTGGATTCGATGAGAATACCATTGCTACGCAAACTCCAGTGTGGTGCAGTTAAATCGGCAACAATCTGAGAGTCAGGGGGTAATGCTATATCCTGGCCTGAATCAGGATCCAATGCCTCTCTGAACGCCCAATAACACTCAGCGCGCTTGTTTGCGAATCTCAATTTTCCAGTCTTGTCGGTTGCCTTGCTTCCTTCTGCAAAATTGATCCCGTTTACAAAACAGGAATTGGGCAACTGTGGATTATTCAGCAATACTTCATATGCCGAAGATCCCCAGACACTCATATCGATATTTATAGCAATCCCGGGCACCGACTCTCTGAGCACTAATGCTGCAGCGATGGGCCCCGACGGCGTGGTTGTTCCTGGATGAACTTTCGGCTTTGCAAAGAAGCTGCCATATCTCGGCTGTATGATGGTATTGTCTTTACCACCATGGGCAATATCCACCCCTAGTGCAGATAGAGCGCAGTGTTCTCTGTGCTCCTGTTCAACCCAACGCTGTTGCGCAATCAATATCCACGCTGTGGGGATGACTTGGAGTGGATCGTCCTCTTGTCCAGCCTGGAAGTTACCTTCCAGCATCATACTTCTCAATGGCTCAGGAAGGCTTTGTAGTGTGGCCTCATAACCGTTGGCCATATAAATCGGGTTGTCCTGGACTTTTGCAAATATGAAAGTTCGGCTTTTAGGAGTCTGCAGTTTACCCTTAGAATCTGGGACGGGTTCTGGTCCGTCTACAGGAGTGTCGACTCCATCCAGGCGCACATACCAGCGCAGTTCACCTGGCTTAGCAGGATTTGGGTGATGAGGATCCAACCATGGTGCATATCGCTGCAAGACCCAATATCCATCCGCGGATAAGGGAGGATTCCCGGTAAGCAACACTTGCACTTTCTGTTTTGGATTTTCTGATCTTGCCCACGCTCCGATAAACAATACCTGGGATTCTAGGAACTCAGAAGCTTCATCAAACCAGACTAGATCGTGTGGTTGGCCTTGATACTTCTTTTTGTCTGGCTCGTGTTGGCATGATCCAAACTGAATGGTCCGGCCATCGTTAAAGCGCCAAATATGTTTTGAATCGTTGTAGGACGCAACCTCGGAATAGAGTTCCTGTGATCGTTCTACAATCCCGTTAAGTTGCGGATATTCCCGACGAAGCGCTAAGACTCTGCGATGTTTTGTTCCAGCTTTTCCAAGCCCCAGATCGGTCTTACCGCCTCCAGCTGCTCCGCCGTAAAATATTTCATCTGCTTCAGAGTTATAGGCTATGAGTTGAGGAGAGTCTGGAAATGGTTGCCAGTCTATTTGCCTATTCTTCTGGTTCAGGGCTGTCTTGTGTTGCCATCGCTTCGAGAAGTCGAATTGTTTTATCGGCAAGGACCCCGTGAAGCACCGCAAGCTCACTGGCGGGTTGTTCTCTAAGCCATTTTTCATCTTTGAACACTACTTGCTGCGCCGTCAGGGTTTCCAGGTTAGCTTCGATATAGCGTAATAACAAATCACCAATGCGGTTCCTTTTTGTGTTTCCCTCTGTTTCCCCTGTTTCTGTGTTGTTTCCTGATCTATCTAATTTCGCGGACCATTTGGCAACAGTTCCCCTTGGGATCTGATATTGTTCGGCTACCTTGGAGACGGATTGACCCATAAGTAGTGCAGCCATTACCGCCGCTTTTTGATCGTCTGTATAGCACATTGGTTTTACTCATAATAAAAAATGGTCCCAAGTTATGGTAACTGGGACCAATACAAGGAGGATTGAAGTGTCTGGTAGACCGTGAAAAAAAATCAATCTACATACATGCGCGCAAAACGGGAATTCTGTCAGTACCTTTTTAAGCTTTTTGGCCTATTTTTGGCCCATTTTAAGATCAAAAAAATATTTTTTGCCCCTAGCATAGTTTTTGCATTTTTTCCTCAAATCTGTCTGCCTGTAACTCATTGACAGGCCGCCTCCGGAACTCTTCGTAAAGGATGGTTAGAACGCCTAGGTGTTTTAGATTTCCCAGCTTTTCATCGGCTCCTTCACGCGCCTGGAATATGGTTTGCCTTGTTCGTTCCACACCGTCCACAGTTTTGAGCTGTGTGGCAATCTCTTCATCCGAATGCCCTAATAAGTGCAGTTCTACAACAGCAGCCTGGAGCATTGTCAGACGGGCTTTCTTAAGCACTTTACGAACCTCTTTCCATATCAACCCAGCTAATGGTCCCTCTGCTTGGAATGAAACATAATCATAGGATCGCTTGCCTACTGCGATAGGCTCTAGCGAATCATCATAGTCTTGATAATTGTTCTCCTGGTCATAAAGTGCACCTTGATCGATGTGAGCTTCTACACGAGTCTCTTCTGAAACATAAACCACTCTTGCCATACTTCGCCCTCCCTGGTATAGTGTGATTACTAGGCACACACTACCCGTAGTAGGGCTTGCCCTGATTGGTCAGATCAGGGCACTTACTCAAAAACTCAACTGTAACTGCAGCGCATCAGCAGTCCTCGGTGATAACCATAAACACTCAGTGCGCAACATCGCTTTATCTGATCGTGCTGAAATCGTTGTTGTATACCAACCTTTGTAAAGCTCCGAATATAAATCGCTCTGATATCCAGAAAGCACCACAAACCCCTTGAAAGCGTTAAGAACCTCCGCAAGGCGACTATGCTGATTATCATCCATCTCGTGTCGATATCCGTGTTTTGTTGTCCTGGATGAATGCACGTATGGTGGATCAGCGTATACTAAAGCGTCCGGATAGTCGTGTTGATTGATAACTTCCAGCGCATCACGATGATCAATAACCACTCCTTGTAGGCGTTCGCAGAAATTCACAATCTCAGGAGCGTATGAAACCCAATCAGATGCAGCCGTGGATCCGGACTTTGTTGATTTAACCCGGAATCCACCTTTCGGGATCCAGCGGGAAGAATGTGTCCGCATCCCACAGTTCCTCCGGAATATCCCGTCAGACCCGAAACCTGCGAATGATTTCAAGATTGTGCGCCTGGCTTGCTCTACTGGATCCTTCGATTCTTCGTAAGCTTCTTCGAATTCCTCTCTTGCAAACGGAGTCAATATAATCGATCGCTGCAATTCGGTTGCTGTTTCCCGATCGCGGAGAACTCGAAAGACATTCACAATCTCTGAGTCAAGGTCGTTGTAAATCTCTGCATAAGTACGAGATTTCTGCATCAAGATTGAAGCTGCTCCCCCGAATGGTTCTACGTAACATCGATGCTCTGGAAAGTGCTTTATAATCCAAGGTGCCAGGCGGAACTTTCCACCGTGGTACCGCATTATTGGGCGCTTAGGAGTTGGCTCCAAAATATCAATAGCTACGGCTGTATTTTTCAAACCGCCACCGCCAATTTCTGCACCTTGCAAGCATCAACAATCAACGGTGGGTGCCTCTCATTGATCAGCAGCAATTTAGGATACAATTTGGTGTCCTGGACGCACCAGGTTAGCTGATCCAAGGATGGTTCGATGTTAGATATAATTACGGAATCGCCTGGTTTGATATAGTCATTCATTTTGATTCTCCCTTACCCCAAAATATATATCCTAGCAATATGCCAAGTATGATTAGTACACAATGCTCAAGCGTTAGCGAAATCGGTATTTGCATCTATGCTACCCTCTTCCACATTGCGCACTTAGCGCTAACAGCCCTGTCAACCATCTTCCGCATTGCCAATATCACAGTAAATCTATCGAATTGGGAATCGTCCGTTAATTCCAGTCTCGTTAAATCTGCATCGAAATTCGTCTCAGCATTCCGGTAGAAAATTGCATAGCGAGTTCGATTTTTAATCAAGATCGCATCTACGTAAAGCAGATTGCCCTCAGTATCACAATACACGGGAGGCACTGGCCTGGGAGGTTCTACTGGCAAGCAATTAGCGCAGATCGATTTACCCGCGGATCCAATGCCAGTTATTTTCGTATTGCATATTTTACAAATTGGCATTGTAATTACCAATCTTTCCAAGCCGACCTTTGACAATGTAAAGCCGGCTCAAAAGTTGATTAATTGGAGTTATATCCCGGGACACAGCATCATCTTCCGGAAGGAAATATTGTTTATACTCCTCTTCAAAAGCGGCTTTATCTTCAAACTCAGTGACTCCAGACTGGTAATATAGCATCCACCCGGATGCTATTCTCATTAATCGTGTCCCAACACAACGAAATCCATGCAAAGGTCCTTCAGCCTCACTTTTAGTGACCACAGCTAGATTCAGAAGAGAGAACCATATTTCTGAGTCCTCTGTTAGATCAGGCCGTGGATCCCCGATTATTCGATAGAAAGGTTTGTTTGGGTCTGCGAACGCAATATCAGACTTATTGTTTTTTTGAATTTCTAATTCAAAATTAAGCTCTTTGAGAATAGCATTAGCATTCTTGCCTATCTTCGAATGTAAATCAGGTGTAAGCTGCTCTCTGGGCTCCACTATGAACATTGATTTATTTTTACCTGGTGCCAGGCATACATGGAATCCTTTGCGGCGTAATGCCGGGACATAGACACAGATAAAGCTATCGTCCTTTGCACTGTCTTTCCCATTGCCTTTAATTTCGCTACTTGGTTTATTTTTTGTAGCCGTAGACATATCAATCTCCTATTGTTCGTTTGTATCAAAATCGTCATAATTAGTATTTTGAGAAACACCGTAAATAACGCTATTTTCAGTTTCTTCAACCGTTATTTCTAAGGCTTCAAATTTAGATAATTCGTCTGTTTTGTCCGGAATGACGCAAATGACGGAATTAGGGGTTTTTGCTGAAACTATTTGAGAAGTGTCCTTCATGGAGGACTTTACGTCAGAATCTTTAATTCTGTCATTTGCGTCATTAACACCCTCTTTACCATCTAAATCTAATGTTTTAGTGACGCAAATGGCGCAATTTTCGCTATTTTCCAAATCTTCTTCAGATTCGATACTTCTGAAAAGGTTTCCTGTTTCTTGTAAAATTGCGTCACTTGCGGCTTTTTTTGTCGTTATACCTCTGAGAAGCCTTATTCCGTCCGTCCCTCTAGACCTGTCAATTCCGTCTCTTTGTGCCAGATTTTTGGCAAACCATTGCACTGCTTTGAATGCCGGATGTTGCTTGTTTGTGTCACACCACGTTAAATATTCTTGCCATAATGAGCTTATTTCACATATCGCCTGCCAATGCAAAACGCACTCCATATCTAAGAACTCACCTATTGGATCCTGGCTGTCGAAAAGGGCTTCTATTTCGCGTTTTAAGACCTTGGGCATACGCAAACCCTCTGATTTCCATTCAAGGCAGCCCTTGACCGCCCAGGCCAGTATTCCTGATGCTTCAGCAATCAACTTATCGTAGATTTTGTCATCCTTGACCGGTGTTTTGCCCTCATCCGGATCATAGAATCTTTGGCGAAAAGGGATTAGCTTGATACGGCGCTTCATTGCGAATGATTGGCTCCGTATTTTAGGAACATCGTTGGTAGCAAACACTATCTTGAATGTAGGAACGTAAGTGAAAAAGCTTTTGTAAAGATGCCGGCAGGTGATAGGGTCTCTACCAGCCACGCGTTTCAATAGCGGCTCATTGAAAGCTTGATTTTCTTCTGCTTCAGACGCAGTCACCAGCCTGGCCCCTGATAAGCTGGCCAGATCAGCAGTATTGTTGTCTGTTCTTTCTACGAAAGTAGTAACAGGGGTATCTCTGATGTAATCGCCAAAAATATAACGAAGAACATCCATGAACTTTGATTTTCCACACTGGCCACGTCCATAAAGAATGAACACTGATTCCTCCCGGGTATCACCTGTGAGGCAATAGCCAACCATTCGATGAACAAAATCTATGATCTCTTCATCTTCCTGGAAGACTTCCTTGAGGAACTGAATCCACCTGGGACACTCAGCTTCCGGATCATAAATAACAGGCGCTATTTTGCTGATCAAATCACGCTGCTGATGTGGCTTGAGTTTACCTGTTCGTAGGTCCACTGTGCCGTTCACACAGTTTAGAGCCCAATGATCGGCGTCCAGTGCCACTGTTTTCACTGGGACTCCCGGCAGATGACGCCCCAAGGCAATCATTGCTTCAAGTCCTCTACGCGATTCTGAACGCTTTACATGACTAAACAAAGCTTTGCTTTTATCAGGATCCTGGATAGACGGAAGAGTATCGTACATCGATCTGATAGACATACACGCCAGGCGCTCTATTTCGCCAGTATCATCGCGTTTCCATTGCATTCCGGACCAATGTAACCATTGCCCTGAGTCGACATCATAGCGCAGATTTTCGCCGTGCTGATCTATAAGGAATTCTGCATTACCCAGGTCGGTCAAATATTTGATGTCTGACAAAAATTGCCCAGTATTTAATTTGGATCCCACTGAGTTTGAGTTATATATTTGCCGGGACTTGTATGTATGTCCACAGTCTTGAATTGCTCGCTGAAGTGTTTGCTCTCGATAATCATCCCGTTCCCATTTCTCGCGCATAAGCCCTGATTGACGGAACAACCGGTCCATTTGAGGCTGATTGCAGTCGGTCCAGAACGCCAGGAAATTACACAACGCTTGATCAGCTGCCGATGCATCATTATTATTGTTCGACAGGTCCCCGTTCCAAAGTTGGGTGAACTGGGGGCCATTCTTGGCTGCTTTGGCTTTGTCAATTACTTCATCATCCGTAAGCGGTTTATCAGCTACATTCAATCTTTTATTTGTGGATAATTTGCGAGGCTTCTCTGGATCATCCGATCCAGTCTCAGCATTACCAAACATATCAAAGTAAAGTGCTGATATTTCATTAGCTGCCGGCTGAATGATACCCGAGTTCCCGGGCACCAGGCAGCCCGTCATAACAAGGAATCGACGGTCCTCGTATATTTCGATGTTTGGATGTTCGGACACTCTACAGCGGCGTCCTGGCTTCTTTCCTTTGATGATTATATGGACACCGCTGCCAGACCTCGAGTACTCCGCATAGGAATCAAATTGATTGACTATCAGACGTGCCCAGGACTCCAACTCTTTGATGCCAGTTTCAGGATTCTCAATTACACAATGATCAAGATCAATCCCGACATAAGGATCTGATGCTGAAACTATAAAGCCTATACCCTCATATCGTTTGGCCACTGATGCACATTGCTCAAAAGTGCCCCAGGTAGCCGGATCGTCCGATTTAGCACGGGACCCGCCATTCCAGTTAATTGGTATTTTTGTAGGCTTATCCTCGCGAATCTCGATTTTATAACAAACCCATTGAGGACGTTCTCGCAACTCCAATGGTATTTTTTCGTATTCGAGTTCAATAGCATTTTTAGTTGATGACATTGGAGTTGTCGGACTCATTGATTCAGACCTCCACAGGATGCTAATGACATCCAGGTTCGTCGTTCTATTGGAGTAGTTGTTCTGATGGCTTTACGAATACCTTGGATGTCACCTAATACGATGGCTGTTTTGCGAGCCCGGGTGACTGCTGTATAGAAAAGGTTCCTGCTTAACATATAGGTATGCTGTCGATGAATAATACAGACTACACAGGCATATTCAGATCCTTGGACCTTGTGGATAGAACATGCATACGCCAGGACGATATTATTCGCTTGAGTGGTCCCCATTTCGATTTGGGTTAATTCGTCCCGGTCCTCAAATTTAATCTTCATCACAGTTACAGGTCCGTCAGGTGTTTGATCTTTATCTATACTTTCAATCACTCCTTGAGTTCCATTCATAACATCCAGCTTATAATCGTTCTTAATCTGCATGATTTTGTCTCCCTTGAGGAAGACTGTGTGCGGCTCTTTATCTTTGATGACTTCAGGTAGGTCCAGGCCGTATTTTCGTTTCTGCCATACACACTGCAACTCAGCATTTAAACGATTGACACCTAATTTGCCTTTGTTATAAGGAGTGATGATTTGGCATTCTAAAACAGGATCAAATCCCCATTGTTCAAACTTGCCATTCATTAGACTCCGGAGTGAATCAACAAGAATATCTGGATCCTCGAGCTCTCGAATTACCCGCCATTCTCTACCTCCGCCCGCGAGGACTTCTGTGGTGGGTTTTACTATCCCATCTAAAATGGCATTGCAATTGATTTTCAATTCACCAGCTGCGCGATGGCATTCAGTAAGATAGTGAGATGGAATTAATTCGCGATCGAGAATGTCCCTGAGCACATTGCCCGCGCCGATCGGAGGAAGTTGGTTATGGTCCCCCACTAATAAAACTTGTGTTTCAGTCCAGTTAATAGCTGAAAACAAGTGCCAAAGCAGATTAATGTCACACATTGAAACTTCATCCACAACAATGAAGTTGTAGGGGAGTTTATTCTCTGCCGTATAACCCCATCCAGTTTGAGGATTATACTCAAGCAGTCTGTGGATAGTCATTGCAGGCGCACCCTCAGCCAGGCTAGACATACGTTTTGCAGCTTTACCTGTAGGCGCACACATCCCAATGCTTAACTCTTCATTTTGGAAAACCTTACAGGCAAGGGCTATTGTGAATGATTTACCTGTTCCAGCGCCGCCAGTGATAACAGAAATTCCATTTTCAAGAACCATTTTCACTGCTTGACGTTGGGATTCAGTTGGTGTTTTACCTGTTGCGCTGGCGGCATCTTCGATTAGCTCATCAGGACTTTTAGAAAACTCTACTTCACCCCCGGGAGCGTTTATACTTGCTCTTCCCTCAGCAAACCATTTGATCAGGTCTGTTTCGCGATTATATATTTTCGTCAGAGCTATTAAGGATCCGGAACCTTTAATCTCTTCAATGAACATTTCAGATCCACAAAGCTCGACAATACCATTTTCAACTTGAGTGTATGCAGCCAGAGAATCCAGCGCTAAAGTGGAAACAGCATTCCTAATCAATTCTTTTTTGGATATCCAGCAATGACCTCCAGTATCGGCCTCGTTTTCCAGAAGATAGACAAGACATGCTCGAATGCGTCCAGGATGTTCTTTCGGTATCCGCATCTTCATTGCAATTTCATCAGTTCGGGCAAATCCGAAGCCGCGTAGTTCTCCACAGAGAATATATGGATCCGCTTCTAATATCTGTTTGGCTTGATTGCCATACTTCTCGGCAATGCTTTTAATCTGACAATGGGTAAGTCCAAATGATGAAAGCCAAATTGATATGGCATTGGTATCTGATTTCAAAACCCATTCAGCTTGAACTGCATAAGCTTGCTCTATTGTGATTTTGCCGACTTTGGCAACTTTTTCCGGATCTTCGCGGATGATTTGATCAAAGTTAGAGGAGAATGCTTCCGCAATCAATTTTGATTTAACTGGACCAATGCCTTTAAAAGCAGGATTGTTTGTCAGATATTCAGCGATACCGTCAGAAGAGTCTATATCTGGCATAGGATATTCGATTAATTTGGCTTTGAACTGCCAACCCCATTTTGCATCTTTGACCCAGGCGCCATGCATTATTACTTTTTCACCAAGCGCAACTGAGGAAGTTACAGAGAAGCTTACATCTCGATCAAGAGATACGTTTTTCTCTTGTAGTCTGCCGGCGCTCCAAGTTTCTGAAGCTCTGTTTATATGGGTGATTGTCCCTTCTATTTTGGTTTGCTTTTCATAGTCACGCTCACCCATAGACATCAGATACGAGTCAAAATCTACACCGTCAACAGGTTTACCTATCTTGCTTTTCTCCGCAGTCTCCATACTTCTCTCCCCCCAACTTCAAAAGCTCTTCAACTAGCACCCTGGCATGTGGCCTGTCACCGGCAAACACTATATGGACCGGACTATATGAATGCATTAATCCGCAAGTAATACCCAGCAGCGCTGCCGGCGTTATTTCTGATCTATAATCTCCTGCAAGGATGTCCGATATAGAAGCTTCGATGACCACTGCGGCGAATGCGTATTCTTGCAATTTTTTTAGTTCAACCCCGAAACGGCGCTTGCCTTGGATAACTGTGTGTATATAGTCTTCTAATGATTTTCGCTCAATGGCTATTGTGGTTTCCAAACCTTCGAGTGAATAATCCCCCGCGGGGAGTGCTTTTTTGCAACACTCCCCGTTGAAGATGTAAGGGCGTTGTTCACGCGAGTCTATTATGATTTTGCGTTGTCCAACAGTGTCCAATGTTAATCGTCCGCAAATGGATCGTAGTTATCATCACCAGGCTTAGGTTTGGCTGACTTGGTTGAAGATGCTTTGCCGGATCCAGTTGCCGCCGTCGCTGAAGCTTCTGGTTGAACCTCCCCAACTCTGCCCAAAAACTTGTTCAGGTAAATGTTCGGGAGATCCTGGCCAGCCCGGGTCTTTACCTGGACTTCAACAAGAACGTCGAGAAGCTCATTTCTGCGAGTGGCCAGGAACTTAGAGAGCATGAATCCTTGTGCTTCAGTGTCAACGCCATACATTTTGAGATCATGCTTCAAGTAGCCTATCTGCTGTATGGCTTTGTCACGCTGCTCTCCCTCTTCAGGAATGTTGTTCCATCGGAAGATTTTGCCACCCTCCTGGGGCCCATCATGGACTTCGAGTTCCTGAGAAAAACCCAGAACCTCTTTTTTAGATCGCTTTACGTCGACCGCTTCCAGTCTGCACACGTAAGTTCCATCAGGAACTCTTTTTCCTACTTCGGCTTCTGGAGTCGCATTGAACACGTTGTCTAGATAACCCAGCTCTACATCAGCTGTAAATGCTGTTTCTGCCATTTGAATTGTTCTCCTTAATGTTTGATTTTTCGACTTTTGATTTTGGGCATGTATTTTTTAGAATCTACTTCGAGTGTTTGAAAATCCAATCTTCTTCGGTTATCTGTTCACCAAGTAGCGCTTTCGAAAACGCATTGTAATTTAAAGGAAGAGTATCTGGAATATCCGGATCATCTGGGCCTAATCTGACACCAGCTTCATAAATGGTTGTAGGCTTTGTGTGGATAACATGCTGGTAACCAGTTATAGATCCCTCTTCGCTCGTTATCTCTTCGACACAGGTATATAGAATGTAGTCAGCAACACCGGCAACAACTTTCAAAGCTCCGGATGATAAGGCAGAAGCTATTTTAGTTTCCTTACCTGTTCTGGTCTTAACCTGTTTTTCTGTGCTGTGCCCTATCATCATTAATCCGTAGGGAAGAAGTGAGAGCTTGTTGATTGCCCTGAAAAGCTCATCGTTCACCAGCTTGTATCCAGTATTGTTTTCATCTGTGCCCCTGGCCATATCGTTCTTTTTGAGCACATAATCAAAACAGAAGCGATATAGATTATCAATCGTGTCGATCACTATGGTTTTCCTGTCGTGATCTCCATCTTTAATGAGTTTGAACACCTGACAGAAATCCAACCAGGACGATACTTCGACTTTCCGCAAGTGTAAGTGAGATTGCCCTGGCTCGGTCGCTATAAACAGAGCATCCGGAGCCTGGCTGCAGAATGTCGTCTTGCCGATCTTGCGCTCGCCATATATAAAGGTGATCTTTTGTGATATGTCTTTGATCGGAATGGAATCTTCCGTTGGTAATGCCTCAATCATTATTGAATACCTGAACTTTCTTGTTTGTCTTTTGATCTTTAGATTTTTGGTCTCTGGTTATGTCTTTTGATTTTGAGTTACTCCTCCCGGGGGAGGAGTTTTGATCTTTGAGTCTTTTTCGACTTATTGGTTAGGATGCCTCCGGCAGATCATCAGCCTGATCGGCAATTTCGATTTTGAGAGCAGCAAGAGCTTTACTCAAGTCTTTGTCGATGGTCCCAGTGGGCACCTCATCAGCGTGGACACTAACAAAATCCGGTTTACTGGGAGTCAGGCAAATAGCCTCGAATGCTGTTATATCTAATGAAAGACAAATATCTTTCTGCTTTGCCCACTCGAAAGCTTTACCAGGATCATATCCGATGGTTGTAGGTTTTTTGATTTGGATCCCGATTCCAGGGAATGGTTTCTTGTTTGTCTTGTCGTGGTTTGGATCCGCGTATTGCTTGACGGCCAGCTCCCGCAATTCAGTCTCAGCAATAGTTAAATCTCTCTTGTGATTGGCAAGGCTGGTGATCTGAGCCTTATACTGCTCATTTAACTGTGCAAGTGCAGCATTATATGTTTCCTGCTCGGTTTGGACTGCCAATCTCAAATAGTGGACTGCGGTTACTTTGCGCTTAATTATTGATTCGATGGGTTCGGGTTTTGATTCCACAAACAATTCCGCTTCCCTGGCCTCTTTGATTCGGTAGAATGCTTCCTCATTGGGAATACCATCTTCCAGGAACTTCTGGTATTGTGTTAACTCGGAATCCGACATATGTTGTAGATGGTAGAGTATAGCCTCTGCCTCTGTTTCGGCCTGGATTTCTACTGCGACCTCTGTGTGCGGGTCTATATCCTGAAACAAATCTTGTTCTTTTACGCTCATTGGTATATACTCCTTATGTGTTTCGTTATTCACTTCAATGAAAAGTGCTTGCTTAATCTGAACCATTAGGCAAGCATTCTGCGTTTAAAACATCCTCGCCTGTCTACTGGACAGCGTAACAGTAACATCACCATCCTCATCCTTTTCAGGAGTAGGCACCTCAGCCTCCAATTTCACAACCAGTCGATCATAAGACAGTATCCGATTGAGATTGACAAGAATCTCTTCATAGTTCTCTAGATAACTTGGAATGCTCAACTGGATAGTCAATCCAGACTTGTCCATACCGACTTTATTTTTCATAAAAGCGACCATTTCCATTTCCATCAGGCAATACTCCTTTCATCATCTTTCGTGTTCACCCACTCCAGCATCATGATTTGAACTTGGTCGGGTGGGTAGCCAAGATCCAGCAGTCTGTATCGCTCTTTCCTGTAAGCAGCTGCATCGGCATTGATCTGGGCTTGCAATTCAGGTGTCCAGTTCGGGTCAATACGGTCCTGACTGGCATCTGCAGCGGCGTCGTCACGATTTTCACGATGCTGATTCGGTGTTCGTGGATTCGCATACATTAGCTAACTCCTTTACTTCGCCTCTCGGTTCCCATAAACATATTGTGTTACCAACACAGTTTTCGCATTCTGGAGTATATTCGTCATTGTCTCCGGTTTTGCATGTGTGGCACTGGTGATCCATGCAGGTAGCGATGTTCCATTCGTGGCTCATCAATTCGCTCCAATGATCCTGGTCAACGCATCGACAGCCTGCTTCAACCTACTGGCAGCATCCTCAGCCCTGATTACTCGTTCAATCAACCTGGATTCGTTGGCCGCATAAGTCTCCACTTTTGATTGCAGCTCATCGATCATCGATTGTTGTTCAGCTTTGGTCATTTCGCACCCGCTGTCTGCGACTGGATGATCTGACTCAAACTCTGCTTGTCAGTGACCCGCTGGTAAATCTGGGATCCAACCGCCAGAAGCAGGAACCCAAGGATGAATATAATAATCCATCGCTCGATCTTGCCGGAGTCCCATAGGTTGGCTAACCAGAACGTTGCACTGGCTTTCCAATCCCTCCTGCGATAACTACCCTTGTTAACGCCCCTGGGGCGTCTGCGTCTGCCAGTTCCGACAAACAGTATATTGATATCGTTTGCGATTGAACGATGCTGCTCAATGGGGCAACTCGGTGAATACATGCCCCTGGGGCAAGTGCAGCGCAATGTCGGTGTGGTTTTAGTCGGTATCATTTTGCACCGCCAAATATGTTTCAACCGGGATTGCATCAGGATCAACATAACCGCCCTCAACATAAGGCAGAATGTTTTCGTCAACCCAATAACATGGGTGTGACTGACCTAGCATCTGGTAGCAATCAGAACAAGGCATAGGCTGTGGCTTATTCTTGCTTTCCTTGTAGTATTTGCACTTGTAGCACTGATGCTTGTAGTCGTCACAGGATTTCGGATGCCCTAAGTGGCAATCAAAAACAACTTCCGGGTATGCCTTATCAAGCACATTGATAGCATTTACAGCCTTATTAGCCAACCATCCCAGGTCGTAACTGTTAGACTCGACGACATTTTTGTTGATTATTTGCCGGACTAAACTTAATGCAAGTTCATGCTTCTCAGAATTATTCACTTCAATCCCTCCAATGTAGCTAATTCAGCCTGTAAGCTGGCCATCTGCTCCCGCAATTCCTGTCTCCGCAGTTCAGCAGGATCCACAACGGCTATAGGTTCGTCTTTGTTAACGGCCAGTAGAATAGATCTCGTTTTCCGCACTGCTGCAGTCAGCTCAGGATTTAACAATCCGGCAAAACCTCTGACTGCCGGCTGCAAGTCTGCAGAGTCGGACATTACGAAATTTGTATTCATTTGTAGCCGTTTCCGTTTCATCAGTTAGCTCCGAAGAATTTCCTTGATTTGGATGGGCAAACAGTCGTATAATCAGTTTGGAAAGAGATACGGCTCCCTTGAGCTTTGATAGTTTCCGTTATCGCCGTATCTCTTTCACCCCCTGTGTTTACCGTTCCCTCACTCGCTTTCTGCTCAAGAATTCCAGGTATTTGTACGGGTTTTTCGCCTATATAGGTTTTATTTGCAGTATTGTGTGCTAACATCTGTTTGTCACCCCTGCGTATCGCGTCCCATTTGGGAATATGGTTCAATCGTCGACAGCTTTCAGTCCTTTTCTATGCGCCCACACGTCCAGATCAACCTGGGCTTCTTTCTGTGTCTTGCGCATAGGTAACGCTGGACTGATCACCCTATGCATACTGGTTTTGCCCATCTTTATCCGAACGGTGAACCAATCTCCAGTGGGTCCGCCGATGCCCTGGGTTATGCAGTATGTGTATCCGTCTGCAGAGTATCGCTTAGGCATTGACCGGCTCCTTGTCGAAACTTGCTATACAGAAAGATGTCTGCACCTTTCGGGTCTTGGGATCCTCATCTCTCTGCATATAGTGCCACTCGTTTTTGACCGCAAGCTTATCCAATGCCTCCGCGGCTTCTTCCACAGTCTCGAAAACACCAAATCGTTTTACTGGATGGGGTATGACACCGTAGGCTTTGCGCCAGTCAATCATCCATCCATCTCCGTCAGGGGATTCTACGACTGCGTAAATCTTGGAATCGCCATCAAAACCAAGATAGGATGCTTTGTCGTAATATTTGCCGTCTTTAGAAAGTCCCATCTAACTCGAAGCCTCGGCCGGTTCGTTTGCTTCTGTAGTCTCAACTGGAGCTTCAACCAATCCGATTTCTACCAAATCTTTCTCACCCACTACATTACAGCGCCAAAGGCGTATTTTTCCATCGGTGCCAACTGGAATACAGGCGATATCGGCTGCAGTGAACTCAACAACCAATATGCGATTAGTTATTTGCCATTCGCGCATACACCAGTCAAGTGTGGCTACGTTTATACCAGCCCCACATTGTTCACGATCGTTAGTATCTGCTTCCGTTTCACAGACTTCCTCACCCATAATGTATTTCAGTCGTTTATGGTGTATTGGGGATTGGAGATCATGCGTAACCAGCTTGTAAAGCCTAATCGGTCCAGGTTGATCGAGAAGCATCATCAAAGGAATGGATTTATATTTACTCACCCCGTTGGCCCTGGACAGGTCGGCCCCATACAGGTTGGCCCCATACAGGTCGGCCCCATACAGGTTGGCCCCATACAGGTTGGCCCCAGACAGGTTGGCCCCATACAGGTTGGCCCTGGACAGGTCGGCCCCAGACAGGTTGGCCTTTTTATCCACAACAGCCGCTTTCAGGTCTGCGTATTCGCCTGCAATGATTATTTCGCCTGTAAATCGGTGTTTGATTTCGATGTGCTGCAGTTTTGGTTCGTTGTTCTCAATTGTCATTTCAATCACTTCTCCTATCTAGCGGCGTCAGGCCGCTGTTGTGTTGTTAATGCTCAGCCCGTGAATAACACTCATCACGGAAAGAACCCAGCGCTCGGTAACTTCGATCCTGCCATTTTCGATGTCACAAAGCGAAGACCTATCTACCAGTCCGAGTGCTTTTGCAAGTTTGGTCTGATTGACACCTGCGGCAGTTCGAGCTTTTTCTATGTCTTGTCCTGTCATGGTTTACCTCCCTTTCAGCTGTCAACTGCGGTTGACACTCATATATTACAACATCTTTTCCGGGCTGTCAACAGTTGCGGACAAGTATTTTTAAAAAAACCAATCTTTTTTTGAGAGGAGTCTGTTAGAATGTCAACAACAGTTTTGGACGCGAGGATTTATACAGTGTCAAAGATAAATAATGAGTGGGCAAGTAAGATTAGAGAGCTGCTGTCCGTGCACAATCTAACGTTACGGGATGCAGAGACTTTTACTAATGTTGCGGCTACCAGAACATATATATCTGATTGGACACACGGCAAAGTTCCGCAATATCAGATAGCTGTGGACTTCTTGAGTTATTTCCCACGAGAAGAAGCTATCGAATGTTTGCGCGCTGCCGGGTATGATGCCCCTGCAAAGTGGATTGAAACCGAAATCCCTAAATCCCCAGAGGAAAAACTAACCGAAGCCCTGGAGGAAGTCCTCTTCCGTGATAACCACGGCAAATATAACGACCACACGAAAGACCTGCTTGCCAAAGCACTCGACAAGATAAACGCCATAGAAAGAAGCAAAGAGATTAAGAAAAGGAGTGAGAATTGAACCTTAAGTTTTTGATACTCGAAAACAAGAGAGCAAACCTGAACAGCACACCTGTCATTTGTGACACCGACGTCAACAAAAGGATAAAGCTCCAATGGGAAAAATCGACAATGCGGTCTTACAGGCCAGATTATTATCATTAAGCTCAGACTCAATACCTGTTAACGTGAAGAAACTAGCGAAAGGCCTTAATGTTACCGTTTTGTATGAAGACATCGGTGAATGCTCAGGCTTTTACACAGCCCGCTCGTGTGGCTGTTACATCGTAGTAAACAAGAACCAACCTACTGTTCGCCAACGCTGGACTATCTCGCACGAACTGGGTCACCACGCCCTACCATCTCCCCGCTCCATAGAATACTTCTCCACTCGCGAAAGAGCCTGCAACACATTTGCAGCAGAGTTATTGATGCCGGAAAACGCAGTCAGGCTTTACCTCCCCTCGTTCCTCTGCAATACTTGGACTGACACTTCCGATGCAATGGCAAAATACTTCGATGTCAGCCCCCAGGCTGCACTTTTTCGACTTGAAGAATTAAATATAATCGAAAATATCAGCGTCAACCAATTACGCGAGGCTTATATTGCTGTGAAGGCAATGAACATGCCTGAACATTCCCAATTACCTGCAGCAATGCAGATCGCAGATTTCATCAGTGAAATGAGTAAAGACAAGAATTAGGATGAAATGTAATTGCCGATCTGGCTATGTCCAGCTGGATCGGCAGGCTTTATAATAATAACTCCGTGCCAGTATGGACGGCTGGAGGTAACGATAATGAGACAATGTCCACAATGCGGTTATATGAATGATGACACCCAACAGGTTTGTTTTCATTGTCAGTTCGATATTGCTACCAGCGTAAAATCTAAAAGAAGAAAGATGATTATTATCATTGCAATTGTTGTAGGTATATATCTAGCTATTGTTATAAACGGAATGAATACATCTCCGAACTATCAACAATCAGAATACCCGGACAATAAAACTAATTCTTCTTACGGGTCATATTACGCCCCTCCCGCGCCAGTTCCTACATCTCAACCAGAAGAAACAAATAGTAATAATGGTAACTATGTAGCACCAATGCCAGAGCATCAACCACAAT